GTGGGCTCGACGCCGTCCTCCACAATGCCGCCGACGATCATGAGGTCGATGTCGACGGTGAGGGACTTGTCGCCCTGTGCTGCCTTGTGGCTGCGCTTGATCGGGACGACCTTCTTCAGTTCGTCGATGCGGGTGCGCTCGCCTTCGTTGGCGTAGGAGACGACCACGGAAGGCCACTCGAGGCCATAGAAGGGGACGCCCTTCGCCTTGCAATAGGCAAGGACGTCGTCGTAGTCATCCCGGAGCATAGACATTTTACCAGACGCTTTATAGTTGCCCTTGCCATAGCCCCGGGGACGGTTGCCCTTGCCGTA